CGACAAATATTCTGCCCACCGATTTTCTCGCCCCCGGCGCAACTGCTGCCGCAACTGCCGCAAATGCTGCTGGGTCAACCAGTTCTTTTGAGAATGAGGCGACTACAAAAACGGGCATGACGGCAGAAGAAATTGCGGCCCTAAACGCTGGTGCTGAAGGCGGTGGCGGCGTCTTGTCGAAGCTTGCCGCGCTTTCAACGGCTGACAAAATCCGTCTCGCATCCGTACTTGCGGGCACTATAGGTGGTTTGACTGGCGGCGGCAGCGGCACAGGTGGAGGCGGCGGCACTATCCCTGCGGGTCTGGGCCAGCTTCGCAGCCCGCTCTTCAACCAACCACTGACGCTACTGACACCCGAACAGAACGAGGCCAAATATGGCGCTCGCGACATGACGGGAACGGATTGGAACACTTGGGGCAGCCGCCCAGCAACAAGCTTCTTCAACTACGTCCAGCAGCCCACAGGCATGGCGCATGGCGGAACACCTAAGCGCAACCCCTATGACAGCCTGACGCCGGAAGAAAAGAATTTTGTTGACTACCATCGCCGCAACTTGGCTGTAATGCCTTATGAGCACGACGGCGATGTTACTACGGTGCGCGGCATGGTGAACGGTGTAGATGGCGGTGAGATGCTTCATCCCAGCTACATTCACGGTCGCCTCATGAACCCCGACAACGCCCGCGACTGGGCCGTGCGTTCTGGCATTAAATTCCCTGTCTACCCAGATGCAAAAACTGGACTGGCCCGCGAGAAGTACATCCACGACAGCATCATTGGCCCCGATACGGCCCGCTATCAGCGCGGTGACCGCGATTGGCTAAAAGGCTATTCGCACGGTGGCTCAAAGGTTAGGACGCAGTTTGCGGTCAGCGGCCCCGGCGATGGACGCAGCGATGATATTCCTGCTGTGCTTTCCGACGGTGAATATGTTATGGACGCCGAGACGGTGGCCCTTCTCGGCAATGGGTCGCCCAAGGCTGGCGCAAAGAAATTGGACGACCTTCGGGTCAATATTCGTAAACACAAGGGCAAGAAACTGGCACAGGGGCGTTTCAGCGCCAACGCCAAAAGCCCCGAAGCATATCTGTCTGGAGGACGCGCGTAATGGGCACTACATCTTTTCTGAACGAGGGCGCAGCCGTTCCCGCCGGATCTGCCGTCACGGATATGACGAAGGAGAACATCCTTCCTGACGCCATCACCACCTCGGCGATGACTGGCGTCAACATGGCCAACGACTTGCTCAATCGGAAATACTACGCGCCGCCGCCAACCGTTGCGGGCGCAACGGGCAATCAGAAAACGGCTTTCAATACCGTCGGTACCGCAGCCAATTCTTACATCCCCGGCATTAACGCTGCGACAACGGGCACGACGGAAGTCATGAACGGCTTGGGCGGTTTGAACATCGCCCAGCCCTATCTCGGCGCGGCGGGTGCATCCACCATGTCGAACCTCGGCCAGTACATGAACCCGTACATTAACAACGTCGTCAGCCGCATTGGCGAACTGGGTCGGCGCAACCTGACAGACGTGTTGATGCCAGCCGTTGAGGGGCGTTATGTTGGCGCAGGTCAGCTAGGATTTGGTGGTCGCGACACTCCAACCACTCCCTCTGGCACGCCTTCTGGCATGCTGACGGACACGGCACGCGCCATCCGCGACACGAATGCGGACATCCTCGGCCAGCAGGCCACTGAGCTTCGCACCGGATTTAACACAGCTACAGGCCTGTCGGCTGCTGACTTGGATCGCCAACTCAATGTTGGCAAGACGGCGGCTGACCTGTTCAACACGGACGCCTCACGCAAGCTGACCGCTTCTAACCAACTTGCCGCCCTTGCGGGTAAGGAGCAAGAACTCGGTCTGACTGGTGTCAACGCCATGGAGAACATGGGCGCGAGGGAACGCGCCATCAACAATGAGAACTTCAAGGCCGCCTATGACGAGTGGATGCGTCAGTATAACGAGCCAGAGACACGTCTGCGTTCGTTCAGTGACATCCTTACCAGTCTGCGTGGCAACTTGCCGACTGGCACCCGCGAGAGCGGCGTCTCGCCGTCTGGCGTCACCACGAAGTCCGCACCGGGCACAGGCGCAACCATCGCGGCAGGCTTGCTCGGCATTGCGGGCATTCTCGAAGGCGATGACGACGCGACTGCGCTGTCCAAGCTAAGAAAAGCTTTAGGTGGGCCGTAATGTCTGACTATTTCGCCACTGAGGACGACTATGCGAGGATGGTTCAGGCTGTTGGCCCGAAGCTCGCGAAGAAGTATATGGAGGCAGACCGGAAACGGGGCGGCATGAATATCGTTCCGGCGGAAACGCAGTTTACGCCCGTTGTCGGCGGTATTGGAGGAAGTAACGTGGACGAGAATGATACACTTGCGGGTGGCGCGCTTCCCGGTGCTGATGACAACACGGGCGAGGACACCGATCTCGGCGCGCTTCCCGGTGAGATCCCCACTGAACTTCTTGGTGGCATTCGCGCCAAGATGTCGAAGTACGCAAAGCTTGCTGATGATCAGAAGGCTTTCTACGACCGCGTTGAACAAGATCTTCTCACCCGGCGCATTGGCCCGTCAAAGCGCGAGCAGTATTTTCAAATGGCTGCTGCGCTGTTGCAGCCGACAGAGACGCGCGGCTTTGGTGCCAGCTTGGCCAATCTCATGCCCGTCTTGCAGAGCCAAGAGCAGCAACGTCGTGAAGGTTTGGTCAACCGCGCCGACGCGCTTCAAGCACTTCGGGCGCAGCAGCTCGCTGGGCGGAAAGATCTCCTTGGCAAGGAACTGGACACAGAAGTTGCCTTGGCGCGGATCGCCGCTACCAAGGGGAAAAACCCCTTTTCGGGGGCTGTGTGGGACGCGGATGCAAAGCAATGGGTGCTGCGCCCCGGCACGGAGGGCGGCCCTCCTGTTCTAACGGCTGCACAAGTTGCTGACCTCGCGAAAGACCCGAAAAACCGTGGTATGAAGTTCTTTACGACCGATGGTCGTCCCATGGAGATCAAGTAATGGTTGACCCTTATTCAGCGTATGCCTCTCCGGTTAAGGCAACCACGACGCCCAAAGAAGAATTGGAGCTTAAAGGCAAAAAGGCGACTATCGCTTCTTCGATACAATCCACAACCTCGTCTGCGGAAACGGCAAAGCGTGAACGGGCGGAATTTATTCTCAAGTACGGCATCGCGCCTGAAGATGTAACTCCGCTGAAGACTGTTCCCGGTGATCCTAACAAAACTGGCGAAGAGTACCTCAAATCCCTTGAGCCTTCTCTGGCTCGACAAGTCTTGATGCTGGCGGAAGGGCGTCGCCCATTCCCAACGGGGGCTGCTTTGCGCTCTCCGGGTATGATGCAGCTTGTAGCCGCTGCCGCGCAGTACGATCCTTCTCTCGACGCCGCAAACGCAGCAACGCGCGTAGCCACCCGCAAAGACTTCACATCAGGCGTTTCGTCGCGTAACCTGACGGCGCTTAACACCGCCATCGGCCACTTGGCCTCTCTGAAAAGGTACGCAGCGGATTTAAACAATACTTTTTCTCCGAAGATCAATGCGCCGATTAACTACCTCCAATCAGAGTGGCTCGGTGATCCGCGCGTCAAAAACTTCAAAACAACCGCCATGGCCTTCGCGGCTGAATTGGCAAAGGTTTTTAAGGGCACCGCCTCTCCGGGCGTTACTGAGATCAAGGATTGGGAAAAGCAAGTTAACGAGGACATGAGCCCCGCGCAAATGCAAGGGTTCATATCAACTGCTGCGGATTTGCTTAATTCTCGGATTTCGTCTGTTGGGGAACAATACAATCGTGGAATGAGCATGTCTTCTGACCCGATTTCATTGCTGTCGCCTCACGCACAAGAACTGTACAAAACCCTTGAACATCCTCTTGAGGAAAACAAAAACGTCGATATTCTTACGGGAGAAGATGTTGGCAAAAACATCACTGGCGAGGACATAAAAGGTTGGCGTTTAAGCCCTGATGCTGAAGCCACTATCAGCGAGTATATCCGCCGCCCTGACGCCACGCCGGAGGGGTATGGGAAACTTTTGGCCGATGCCGCAGTTGCTGAAGGCCATGTTGATCCTTCGCAACACGACGATTACGCCCAGCGCGCGGCTATCGACAACAAAGATTTCTTCAAGCAGCCACTTAATGTGCGGGCGCAAAGCGGAGGTATCGACTACCGTCCCGTCGACGCGGCTGCATCCGAAAATGCGGGCCTATTTGAGGGTATCGCGCAGCGCGCGCGTAATATCCCTGAAAGCGCCTACAATCTTGGAATGGGTGTTCTTGCCCCAGTAACTGACCTCACTAAGTCAATCGCAAAAGGTGAGCGGGAGGGTTTGTATAAACTCGTGCCTAACTTGATCGGCGATGTTACTGGCATTACCGATACAGGCGTCACGAAAGATCTCGATAAGGCGATGTCCGAACGATATGGGTCGCTTGCCGCAACTAACCGAACGAGTATCACAGACCCGTTGGGCTTTCTTTCCGATCTGTCCATCCCGGTTACGCTTGGCAGCACGGCGTTGGAGCGTGCACCGGGTCTCGCGGCAAAAATTGCTGGTATGTCTGGTACTGAAACTGCACGGGTGCTCAACCCGTTTAATCTCAGCACAGACATCGCGTCCTACCTGAAAAACAAATACGCCGGAAGCAAGTTTGGCGCGACAGCCGGAAACACAGCCGCAGATGTTGCATCTGAAGCGGGGGGCTTCAGTTCCGGCATCGGTGGCCCGACCATGCGCGAAGGTTTTAACGCGGGTCGCACCAAGGGTCTGACTGGCAACGCAACGCCGCAGTCCAAGGCATTCACGTCCAACATGCGTGAACCCAAGGAAAATATTCGGTCTGCTGTTGATTTGGCAAGAGAAGCTCTTTCGGGTTTCCGCAAACAATCCTCAGATGATTATCTTGCGGCGATGAAAGAGTTCGGCCAAGACCCCGTTCCGCTGTCTCCTGATGATCTGCGTAAGACTATGGCAGAGTTGAAACCTAAAAGTTACGACACCATGCTCGATGCGCCCCGGCGTCCTGAAGATCATATTGCATGGCAGCAGATGAACGACACCGTTGAGCATTATCTTGCCAAGGCTGCGGGAGACCCATCGCTATTGACGCCGCTTGCCGTCGATCAGTTTAAGCAAGACCTGTATACCATTGGCTCTAAAGTCGGGGGCCAAACGGATAAAGACGCAGCCCGTATCGCTGGCGGCGCGTATCGTGCTGTGCGGAAAATGTTGACTGATCACGACCCCATTTATGCAAACATCATGAAAAACTATGGTGATGCGGCGGAAGAACTAGCATCGTTGGAAAGCGGCTTCAGTCTGGCATCGCCTCGCGGAAGGCCTGTCAACGTCGATGCGGCGTCCCGCAAGTTGCAATCAATTTTGCGAAACAACGCCAATACCAATTTCAGTCAGCGTGCGGCGCAAGGTGAACGCCTCGCAGAACTTGATCCCACAGGTACGCTTCTTCCGTCTCTAGCGGGCCAATCGGCTTCATCGTGGACGCCTCGCGGCCTTCGGGCGAATGTCGAAGGCGCTGGCCTCGGTGCACTCATTTTGCATGGCGGCCCGACGGCGCTGATCGATCCAAATGTGTGGGCCGCTATGGCGGCGGTGTCGCCCCGCGTTGCGGGTGAACTGTCATATGGCGCGGGACGCTTGACCGGAGCCACGGAGCGTCTCGGCGGTAAGGCTGTTGATGTTGCTGGTGACCTGTATAAAAGATACCCAACGGTGCCTTTGGCTATTTCGCGCACTTCAGCTTATGCGGATGAGACGGAAGCAGAACGCTTGCGTCGCATATACGGAATGCCGAACCCGATTGTGCTTGAGGGCAGTGATATTGGCACTTCTCCTATGGCGAACACGCTATCTCCCACCGTAGCGCCCCCGTCAAAACCAAGTGCCGCCATGCTTCAAGGCCGCAAAGCAGAATATGACCCACAAACGGACACATACATTCTGCCCGATGGCAGCCGCGTCAAGTCCGACGGCACACCCGTCGAGCCTGCCGCCATGTATCGTGGCGGCCTGATGGCCCTCGCTCAGAAGTATCGCTGATGCCCGGCAGCCTCTCTGTCCGTCGGAGAAACGCCGCCAAGGCTCCTGACGCCGTCGAGCGTCAGGTGGAGAAGCTGTTCGGGCTAAAACCAAAGCAGAAACGTCTAAACATTCTCCCAGATGTGAATTACAGCAAAGATAAGGGCTTTGAGCTTACAGCGCCTCAAATGCTGTATGACCTAGCCCGTGCGTTCACGGTGCCGGGCGTTGCGATGAGCGGCCAGCCGATCAACGCAGAAGATGAAGCCACGAACTTCGCGCTGAACTTCACTGGCACGGGCGGCGTGGCCAGCCGCGCTGGCCGCAGCGCATTGGGTGAAGGGCGCGCCGTACTCGGCATGTCGGGCACGCCGAAAGCCAGCAAAAGTTTTGCGGTGAAAGAGTTGCCTGTAGCAGAACAACCCCTCGCACTCCCCGCACCGGGCCCCGGCTTGCCACCGCAGGCTTCCAAACCCCGTGGTGGTCAGTGGTGGGTCGACAAGGGCTATGAAAACCAGTTCAACAATTCGCCAGAAGAGGCTGCGCGTGAAGGCGCTTTGGGGTTGGCGCTAACCCAATGGGTTCCCGAAGACGTTCCTCTGCCACCGGGCGATCCTGCGGCGCGCCTTCGGCAGGCTTTCCGGGGCAACATGGTTCCCCAGACCACAGAGACTGACGCCCAGAAGTGGCTCGAACGCGCGCTGACCAAGTACTACAAGAACGACTTCGGCGCGCCGGATGATCCGTTGCGCTCTCTCGCCGAGCGGGGCTTGCATTACGATCCTGAAATGACGCCTGAGAAGTGGAAGGCAACGGTCGATAGCTACCTGCTGGAAGACCCAATTCAACACATCATGTTTCCGCCGAACCCGGCGGGTGGGATGCCCGGCGCTGGCAGTAACTTCCGAGGTGAGGTGATGGCGTCGATGCCGTGGCTCGCCAAGGTTCCCACGACGGACAAGGTCTACGGCATCCAGAGCGGCGGCCTTGACCTGTCGCACTTCAACGATGAGTTCTTAAACGCGTTGAACCCCGAAGCATCGGGTCTGCCGATGGATCTCGCTGTGCGTCCTGAAAGCCTTGGACGCATGACGTTCCCGCAGGCTGTGGAACACGTCGGCAAGATCAACCAGTTCCGCGCCAAGGAGATGGAGCGCGCGGCGCGGAGCAACCTCGACAGCCCTGCGATACACACGTTCAAAGAGTACGCGGACGACAATCCCATGGGTCTGCGTTGGGTTGAATTGAAGGCACCAGATGAGCTTTCATCGGGATACTCGGTAAGGCAAGGTGATGATGCGCCGCGCGCAGGCTGGTTTGGGGCATACGGCCCAGATGACCAGCCAATCGCATGGGGCCCGACTGAAGACGATGCGCGGCGCATGGCAATGAAAACGCCGTTGCAAGAAGCCTTGCGCTACGAGGGCGACACGATGGGCCACTGCGTTGGCGGATATTGCGATGATGTGATGCAAGGTCGCAGCCGCATCTTCTCCTTGCGCGACGCCAAGGGCGAGCCGCATGTGACGATTGAGACAAGTCCGGGAAGCCGTCTCCCCGGAACGCAAAGCATTCCACGGGATGTTGAGGCGCAACTCGCGGAACAAGCAAAAATCTTGGCTAAAGAAATGATGCAGTCTGGGTATATGACCAAAGAGGGTGCATTTGAACGCGCGTATCATAAACTGACATCTGAGTGGCTCAGTAAACAGCCACCCCTCGCGGATGAAATCATACAGATTAAGGGCAAGCAGAACCGTGCGCCCAATGATGCGTACTTGCCCTTCGTGCAAGACTTTGTGAAGAGCGGGCAGTGGAGCAACATCGGGGATCTGAAAAACACGGGCCTCGTCCGTCTGCCAGATGGCCGCTACATTACAACCCAGCAGGCCGAAGAGGCCGTCGCGGCCATCCCCGAAACGACAACCATGCAGCGTGCTTGGGGAGGCCGCGAGATGGTGCCAACGCGCCGCGTGTATAACCCAGCCGCTCTCGACCAGATCGACCTTCAAGAGTGGGAGACGATAGCGCCCTATTTCCAAGGCTTCGCCATCGGCGGGCGCGTAGACGCCGACCGCTGTTTCTGCCGCCATCCGATGTCGGTTAAAAAGTAAACCTCAACGCCCCTCTCCCTTCGCTTCGGCCAGCAGCGCGGCATAGGCGATGTTGTCCTCTGCGCTGTCGGCGTGATACTCGCTGCGCGTGAACAGCCGCACGAGTTTGACCTGCTGCATGAACATCCAGCCCTCACTCTCGGTCAGGTCGCGGCCTGTGATGGCGTTGAAGGCCGTCACGATCTTGCCCATCGACCGCTCGCCCTCTGGATCGTCATAGGTCGCTGATCGGTCGTGCATGTGCGCCGCAGCGCGGCCCAGCAGCTCGGCGGCCTTTGGCTCTGGCACCTTGGCTGGCTCATGCGACTGGAAGCATTCCATCGTCTGCGTCAGTGTGTCGTGCTCAACGCCGCAGGTGCTGCATATAAAACTCTTGCTCATTTCTTTCTCCTATTCGTCGTCCGCGCTAACGCGGAAAAATAATGTACGTACCTTGATCGGCGGGTCGAATTGCATCTCGGTGCTGATTTCTGGCTTCACGCGCCAACGCAGCAAGGGCCGTCCTGTCTGGCGCTTGAGTTGATCAGCAAACCCGATGACCATTTGGTAAACCGACCGCTTCTGCTTCTCGGTAAGCTCTTCCGCAGGAAACGCGATCTGAAAGGAATACGTTGGCGTCTGCGGCGGGCCGCTGCCAACGCTACCAAAGCGGCTCTCAACCAGCTCTTGCACACGATCTATGTCGATGTTTGTCATTTCTTTCTCCGTTTCAAAGCTTCCAACAGGATCTCCTGCACGCTCTTCTTTGACGTGAGGCGATCCATGACGAGATCATCGACCGTGTCGCGGGCGAGGATCGGGTATATAAAGACGGGGCGATCATAGCCCGCCTGCTTCTGGCGCATCGGGCCGATGCGCTCAATGATCTGCATATGCTCTTCGAGGTTCCAGTTGACCCCGAAGAAGGCCAAGATGTTGCCCCCATCGGCAAGGTTCAATCCGTGCCCCGCAGATGCAGGGTGAGCGAATAGTAGCCCAATTTCCCCCCGGTTCCACTCCCTGATCGTGTCAGACTGAGCGTCCAAGACGCGGCCTCTAGGGTAACGCTTCTGTAGCCGGGCCAAGTCGTGCTTGAAATTGTAGGCCACCAAGACGGGCGCGCCATTAGCCTCTTCAATGATGCTGTCCAGCGCATCCAATTTCGCATCGTGAACCGCCTCCCATTTGCCGTCCTCATCAACGTACAGCGCCCCATTGGCAAGCTGCAAACACTTCTGCGTCCGCACAGCCGCGTTGGCCGCCTCGACGCCTTCGTCGTTCAGGACGGCGAACATTTCCTGCTCCATCGCGTCGTACACCTTGCGCGCCAACGGTGGCATGTCGACGTAGATGGGCGTTGTGATCGGCTCGTCCACTGGCAGGCCGCGCACGGTCAGGCAGATGTCCTTGAGCTTCTCTTCCACTTCGGCTTGCGTGTGATCGTAAGGCACGAGGCTGTAGCCGTCATAGCCCTTGCGGAACCAGCGCATCTCAAAGGCGGAGAAGCTCTGCCCCAGCCGTTCGCCCTTGTCGAGGAACCAGATCTGGCCCCACAGATCCTTGACGCCGTTCGGCGCGGGCGTGCCTGTCAGGCCGATGAAGCGGTTGACGTGCGTGTGCGCCACTTGACCCAAGGCACGCGCGCGAGATCCGCCCTGACGCAGCCGGAAGGACTTCAGGCGCGTGAACTCATCCGCGATCACAGTCTTAAAGGGCCATTCGTCGCCCAGCTCTTTCCGCAGCCAGACAAGGTTGTCATAGTTGGTCGTGTAGATGTCGGCTTCCTTTGCCAGCGCACGTTCACGCTGCTTAGGCGTGCCTGTGATGACGCTGACGCGCAGATGAGACAAGTGCGGCCACTTCTCAACCTCGTCAGGCCACGTCGTGCGCGCAACGCGTAGCGGGGCAAGCACAAGGGCCGGATAGACCTCCTCGACCACGGAGAGAGCCTCCAGAGCCGTCAGGGTGGTTACGGTCTTCCCGCCGCCCATCGGCATCCACAGGGCTGCCCTGCGCTCCTTGTAAAGGTGCGCGAGGGCCTCTTCCTGATAGTCGTGTGGTTTGAAGGTCATTTCGCCATCTGCTGAAGCGCCAGTGCCTGACACTGGGCGTAGGAAAGTTTCGGCGCACGCTGCCAGATGGCTTCGGCGCGGGTCTCAACTTCATCGGCGAGGGCGTAGGCCATCGCCTTGAGTTCGGCTTGTGTGCGCTTGATCTTCATGCCGCGATCTCCTTAACGGTGCAACCGTAGCTTTCGAGCGATGCCTTAGCCTCGCGCAGGCTGCGGTAGCAGAAGGTCACGCCGTTCTGCTCTCCGTTGTGGAAGTCAGGAATTTCAAGGTCGTTGCGGTCGAAATCCCACGTTGAGCCGCAGGGCCATGTGACCAGATAGCGGCGCAGCTTGGGCGCGGGCTTGCGGCGGGTGATGAAGAAGATGTCGTCTGCAAAATTGGTGATGGTGTTCACGGTACTGTACTCCTGTTGCTGATGGGGTGGGGGCCGGAGCCCCCTGTTGATTAAGCGAAATGAACGTCGCAAGCCTGATCAAAAGGAACGGCCTCGCCAGCATCGCGAGCTGCCTGACGCTCACGAGCCTTAAAATAACCGACGGCGTCCAGATCCTGATAAGCGGCTGAACCATAAGCCGGATCGACTTCGACCCAATGAGCGGCGTCCAGACGACGACCAGCGGCGACAGCGGCTTCGATACGAGCCAGAAGAGCGTCGGCCTCAGCCTCGGCACCGTCGCGACGACCCCAAAAGCGAAAACCGTCTTCGTCGACCCGACGTGCGTGATCCAGAAAAGCGTGATCGTGAGCCCAACGATGACCCGCTTCGTCTTCGGCCACTACATAAAAAGAACGACCGACGACGACCGAACCGTCCTCGTCACGACCCAGATCGACCAGATCTTCGCGAACTCCAAAAGAAAGTGCCATTTGTTTAACTCCGTATTTGCGTTTCTGATACGCAGTATATGGCAGATGCAATCTCAGGTTGCAACCCCCTCACGAACTTTTTTTACGATTTCGTCAATTTCCTCAATCGACCGGGCGATGAACACCGGAAAGTCGTCATCTTTCATGCGCTCGATCTCGCGCTGCTGGTGCCCGCTGATCCGATCAGCATCGGCCTTGATCTCAATGAAGGCAGCGCGGGGCCACGTCCACCACACAAAGCAGTCTGGGCAGCCCCTGCGGCCCTCCCAGCGCACCTTGCGGTACTGACCCCCACTTTTCTGCACGACGCGCTTGAGATGGTCTTGTAGGCGTCCTGCGGGGGTCATATCTATCTCCTTCCAGCAGACCAGTTCGGCTGCATGCGCGCCTCTGCATTGGGCACACACCATATCTCTCGGTTGTCATCCATACCAACGACCCAGAGCAGTCCGTGCTCAAGGCCATAGTCGATCACGCCGATAGCGTAGCCGCGACCCTTGGGCGTGTCCATCGGTATTGGCGGCTCAAGCTGGGTGAACATCAATCCTTCCTATACCGCTTCGTCTCGAACCCGGCAGCCGACAGGGGCAACCCCGCCGACCAGCTTGGGTTGGTGGACATGAGCGCGGCCAGACCCTCGCTTGTATAGGCAGGATCGTCGGGCGTCTCACAGACCAGCTCATCGTGGACGCGGATGCAGACATCGTATCCATCGGCCTCGGCGCGCAGCATGCCAGACATGAAGACATCGCGGGCGATGGCCTGCACCGCGTTCTCCGTCAGCTTGCCGCCATAGGTGTCGAGGCTCTCCCACTTGCGGGTGTACTGGTTCATGCCCTCATGCGTGATTTTGCCGCTCTCCGACACCTCTGGGCTTGGGTAGCATAGGTAGCGCCCGCTCGGCAGCCGCATACGCAGCCACGCAATGCCCTGCGTGTCCGCCTTAACGTCAAACGTGATCAGGTCGCGCACGCCGAAGCTGTCGCCCAGATTGTTGATCGCCTCACGCGCGGCGGCCTCCATGTCGTACCACAGGCTGCGCGTGCGCGGGTGCGCCTTGCGCCATGCCGTGACGATCTCTTGGATGGCCTCCTCAGACATTGCGTCAAAGACCGCGCCGCCCATCTTGCGATAGGCCCCGACGCCGCCCTGATAGCCCCCAGCCAGTTCAGGCACCTTGCCTTGAAGCTGGCGCTCGGTCTTCGTGATGTCGCCCGGATCTTTGCCAAGGATGCGCCCGGCGGTCACCTTGTACAAGTCGTGCCCCTCGCCGCGATCATAGGCCTTGAAGGCGTCGATCTTCCACTGCTCGCCCGCTAGCCATGCCAGCACGCGCCCTTCGATGTTCGACAAGTCGGCGATGACCAGCTTCCTGCCCACAGGCGCAATCAGCGCACCACGCACACTGAAGGCGCAACGCTCACTGATATTGTCCCAGATGATGTCTTCGCAGTCCGCCTTGATCGCGGCGATGGTCGTCTCTTGCACGACATCGTCGAACCAGTCGGGCGAACGGGGCAGGTTCTGGGGCTGGAACAGACGCCCAGCATCGCGCCCTGTGCGCGCCGCGCCGCAGAACTGGATCAAGCCGCGCAGGCGGCCATCGCGTGACGTACCATTGAGCAGCACAGTATATTTGGCCGGGCTGGTCGCTGCGGCCTGCTGCCGGATCTCCAACAGCTCACGCACCTGCGGATCGAGATCGCCCTTGAGCAGCGTATCGACTGTGCCCTTAGTCAGGTCAGATGATGTAAAGTCATGCTTGACACTCAGGTGGTCGATCAGACGCTGGCGCTGCGTTGTCGACGTGACGCTGCCGCCAGTCAGATGGCTTGCACGAGAGGCCAGAGTTCTTGAAGCTCGATCAAAAGATCGGAGAGCGGATCGTGCAAAGTCGAGGTCGACGGCGATACCACGGTCATTAACTCTTTGGTCTGTGAGCCATAGGTTGCGCTCATAATCATTATCGTTCCAATGCGGCATTCGTCCATGTACGTCTCGCATTGCGTCCACATCGAGGCGGGCGTATTCGATGAAGTCGTTCCACTCATCTGGATGCGTCTCCCGTGTTGCGCGCCGGAGCTTCCAGTTCTTTGGGCACGGCTTGGTGAACAGGTGTATCAGCTTTTTACCCGCCTTGTCTTTAGCTTTATCTTGCGGCACGCGCAGCACATCGCAGAGCTGGCCCAGAGAGCCCGGCAGGCTGTGCTGTAAGGCCAGCACCATAGTATCGACGATCTTCTCGACGGGGATGTTGACGCCCTGCGCGCGCAGCACTGTCCGGTCAAAGTTGCTGTTGTGGATCACGACGCTGTCCGCTTCGTCGATGATGTTTTGCAGCGCGTGACGCCAATGCACGAGATCTTGCGTGTCCCATACGTTGACAGGAGTGTCGTCCACAGCCCACGCGACCAGCATCACCTCGGCATCCTCCGCGTAGCGGTACGTGCCGTGCGTGATCTTGGTCTCGCAGAAGGTTTCTAGATCGAGGTAAAGAATGGTCATGCTGATAATTGCCTTCTTTCAGGTGAGCCGCGCGCTTCGGTTATCAGCAACGCAGGAGCAACCCGCACCCGCGCGCGGCTCGCCTGAAAGAAGGGTGCGCCCGCCCTA